CCCTCAGAACCATGCATGAGTTGGTTGAGTTGCTTAGACGCGTCCCGGACGAAGTTGTCCAAGAGTACTTAGAGCTACTTGCGCGGCTAGGTGTCAAGAGCCTCTGGTATTAGTTCATTTCTAAGTTGCAATGAGCTAGCACCTCAGCTAGGCTAGCTCCCCATCGGTTCGGTACCGCCTCAGCGTACCAAGAAGAGACAAAGATCAAAGAACCTATTTGGTGGCGCTATGCGCCTACTTCTTTGTCTTCGCACGCTTTGACGTATTCCAAGCGTGTTTCTGGAGTCTTCAATATGTTTATCGACCGCGCAGGTAATACCTGGCCTACAGACCTTATCAAAGCTGTCTACCCTGAACAGGGCGACACATTCAAGGTCATACTAAAGGGTAACTTCGAGCTTACTGGGTGCATAAGGCACTATAGAGCAACGATTATACCTAATCACAATTCTGCTCTACTTTACGTAGAGGATAGTGAAGCAGATACACCTACAGGCCGTTTCTTGAATTGTGGACCAATTGTAGGCTGGATATCCGACGGAGGTGAAACTCGTCCATTTGTTCCCGGCGCAACCATTTCCGACGGATATGTCTACGATGCTCGTTTGCGCACGCTAAGTAATAACAGCTGCGATACACAATCTCCCAAAGATGTCTGGCCCCATCATGCGCTAGCTTTGGAAGAAATCTCAAAGAAGATGGGGTATTAACTATGTCAGCCAATCCCGAAGAAGCCAGTTTTGCCGACTTGTACGGTGTAGATGTGGCGCCCGCAGCCATGTCTGCATCCGCGCCTACACCTACACCGGCAACGGCTCCATCCAGATCATCAACTGCGGGTTTACTGCAGGTTCTCAGTTCATCATGATTAAACGTACTGACAGCACAGGCGACTGGTACGTCTGGGACTCCGCAAGGGGCATCGTGGCAGGTAACGACCCGCACCTAAGCCTTAACGACACTGCGGCAGAGGTCACCACAGACGACAGCGTGGACACCGACAACAGCGGGTTCATTGTGAATCAACTCTCAGCGACAAACGTCAACGTGACTTCAGCCACCTACATTTTCCTTGCAATCGCGTAGAGGTATTTATGCAAATCCGAATCAGAGCAACAGGTCAGGTGCTGCTAGAGCACGAATGGATTAAGTGGGTAGCAACGACTTACGCAAAGTCTATTAGCGCGATGACCGCTGACATATACGACAGGTTTGACTCGGACGCAGTGTTTGAAGGCCCACAAGCAACGGGTGGGACTGTGTATCAATATTCCCAGCGTGACGGCGTAGAGCAGCAGTCTGATGGTAAGTGGTACACCAAGTACATCCTTGGCCCTGTGTTCGTTGACGGCGAGACTACAGCGGCAGAACAAGAAGCAGCCTACAAAGCTACGAAAGACGCTGAGTTTGCTAAGTCTGCCCGTGACTCGCGTGACAAGCTGCTGGCTGAGTGCGACTGGCTGGTAGTAAAGGCTCTGGAGTTATCTCAGGCTGTGCCAGCCGATTGGGCTGCTTACCGTCAGGCTCTTCGTGACCTCCCACAACAAGCGGGCTTCCCGACTACCATCAACTGGCCCGTGAAACCGGAGTAACCGATGAACATTGATGAGATAGCCCTACGCTCAATCATCCGAGAAGAAATGAAGTCTGTCCTCAAAGAAGTCGGCCTCCACGACGACGATGCTGGTAATGACGTTCGAGACCTTCGTAGTCTGATTACAGACTGGCGTGGCATGAAGAAGACCATCTGGCAGACCATTGCTCGCGCAGGGACTCTCTTTGTTTTGGGCATACTGATGCTGGGGGCGTGGTCTAAAATCAACGGCGGAGACACCCCAGAATGAACGACGAAAACCCAGAGCGTTACGAAAGCGCAAAAGAAGTAGCGGGCAAAGCAATCGGCCAGTACGGTCTGATGTATATCACTGCCATTGTGCTGATCGGGGTTGGCTCAAGCTACTTTTTGCCAGAGTCCGCAATAACTGCCGTGATGACAATGATCGGCGGTGCGCTGGTTGCACTAATCAACATGATGAACGGCATTGCGGGCACTCAAGAGAAACCTGAACGTCCTGAGTTTGAAGTGATCCAGCATCTGATCGCCAAGCTGGCAGAGAAAGAACCCCCGATGCGCGTGGATGTTGAAGACGGGAAGGTCACTGTACGCAAGGGTGATGACATAACCGAATTGAAGTAGAGGTGTCTCATGATCGACCCAGTCTCGGCCTTCGCTCTTGCAAATGCTGCCTACAAAGCCATTAAAAAAGGCATTGAGATGGGCCGTGAGATCGAGGACATGGGCGGACAATTGGGCACGTGGTTTGGCGCTGTTGCAGATGTAAAAGCAGCAGAGGAAGAAGCCAAGAACCCACCATTATTTAAGAAGCTCCTGTACAAAGGCTCGGTCGAGCAGGAAGCAATGCAGAACCTGATGCGCCGTAAAAAGATCGAGCAGCAGGAAAAAGAACTGCGTGAGCTGATTGTGTACCGATACGGCGTTGATGCGTACAAAGACATGATCCGAGATCGAATGAAGATCAAGGAAACGCGTACCGCGACTGAAACGGCGCAGCGGCGCAAGATGAAAAACTTTATCATTAACAGCGCAACGGTTGCGGCTATCGTGGGTCTGATCGGAACGCTCGTTGCGTTCGTTGCGGGCATACTTAAAAATCTGAGGTAATAAAATGTTAAGTTTAGTATCAAGTTTGCTGGGATTCGCCTCTGGTGGCTTGCCTAAAGTTCTCGACTTCTTTCAGGACCGCACAGACAAAAAGCATGAGCTTGCTTTGATGGCAGCACAGCAGGAGCGTGAGATTGCCTTAGCTAAAGAGGGCTTTATTGCCCAAGCCAAGGTCGAGGAGATTCGGACAGCGCAGGTGGCTCTCCAGACAGAACAGATTGCCATGCAAACACAGGCCCAAGAAAAGGTTGCCATGTACAAGCATGACATGAAGATCGGTGAGGGCGCATCTCAGTGGGTCATTAACCTGCGAAGCAGCGTTAGACCAATGGTCACGTACCTCTTTGTTGGTCTGTTGATTGTGGTAGACATTGCTGGTATTTGGTACGCCTACTCAACAGGCGTAGCATTTGCTGACGCGATGGACATGGTGTTCTCAGATGATGAGATGGCAATCCTAGCCGCAATCATCAGTTTCTGGTTTGGCAGTCAGGCTTTCAACAAGAAATGAGCGATCTGATAAAGGCTTTCGAGGGGTGTCACAACACCCCGTATTTATGCCCAGCCAAGCTCTGGACGATTGGTTACGGTCATGTCCTGTACCCAGAGCAAGCTAGACTCAAGGCCGACGAAAGACCTGCGTATCCACTCAAGCCGGAACATAATAGGGTGTGGGATGCTGACGAAATTGACGCTCTTCTTCAGGAAGATTTACAGAGATTTGAGGCTGGGGTACTTCGACTATGTCCTGCTGCTGCTGATAACGACAGCCATTTTGACGCAATTGTCAGTTTTAGTTTTAATGTTGGGCTAGGCAACCTTCAAGCCAGCACCCTACGAATGAAGTATAATCGTGGAGACTTTGAGGGCGCGGCAGACGAGTTCTTAAAGTGGCGCAAATCAAACGGCGTAGTCCTTAGAGGGCTAGAACGTAGGCGCGAAGCAGAACGAGCACTTTTCTTATCGTAGGGTAAAAATATGGCTATTCCTCAAGATCAGTTAGCTCAAGCATTCGCCCAATGGTCTGAGGCTAATCCTAATGCTACGGATGCTGATATATCTCAGGCAATGCAGCAGGCAGGGGTCAACCCATTAGAGCTGTCCTTAGCCCTTGGGATTGATCCTAATGCAGCCATTAATAGATACAACCAGGCTATTCAGCAGAACCCCCTATCTAATCCCCTTACGTCTAATCAAAGCTCTACTGGCAATCCACTGTTATCTGCTGGGGCTAATACTGTTGCAACAAGCCTGTTCAACCCAGAAGCCTTAACCTCCACGATTGGAGAAAGAGCTATTCCTGGTACGCTTGGTGGGATTATGAACTTTGCGGCAGCAGATGATGCCTCTGGACGAAAGAACGCAGCACTCAATACCTTAATCAGTGTGATTGGTGGCCCAGCGGGTACCTTATTCAAAGCCTTTCTTGACCAGTTCGGGTTCTTTAAGGGTGGTGGCCCAAAGGCCGTGAGCCTCACTCCAGAACAGGAAGTAGAGCAAGCCTACAAGCTGTTTCAGAATCAGCCCTCTCAGGGGTTTACTGAGGGAGAGGACGCAAGGCTTACAGGCATGA